AACTCTCATGCCGAGCTTTGGGGTAACTCTCATGCCGAGCTTTGGGGTAACTCTCATGCCGTGCTAAGGGATAACTCTCATGCCGAGCTTTGGGTTAACTCTCATGCCGTGCTAAGGGGTAACTCTCATGCCGTGCTAAGGGGTAACTCTCATGCACAATGTAAAAGTCCCTACGCTTGCGGCATATTAAAAGAAATTACTGCGCAGTGTACCGGACGGCATATCGGAGATAAACCACTCACCCCCAAAGAATATTTGCTATCTTGCGGGGTAGAGATAAAAAACCAGTATGCCATTCTTTACAAATCAGTAGAAAAAAATTTCGACTCAAACCACAAACCGGCAGTAAATTATGCGATTGGTAAGGAAGTTGTAGCCCCTGACTGGAACCCTGACACCACAAAAGAGTGCGGAGGAGGATTGCATCTAAGCCCATCCATTATGCAAGCAATATCTTTCTTTGATGCCGGAACATATCTCTCTTGTCGGGTTAATATAAAGGACATTGCCCCGTTTCCTGCCTTTGCGCGATACCCGGATAAGATAAGAGTTCGGGCTTGTACGCCGTTGTACCAGGTAAATAAAGAGGGGGAACGGATATAACATGAACATCTTTAAGTTCTTATTCAGGAACACAGCCCGGAAGTTAACCTCATCTGCATTTGAGGAGGGGATACAAAAAGGATTCGTCCTCGGCAGAGCATATGAGCAATCTAATATCAAGAAGGTTGGTGTGGTTATGGGAGTCAATTACCGGCGTGAACTGGATAGTATATTAGAAAAGGCAGGATTTTAAGATGGCTAAGTTTATTTGTTCTGGGGCGGATGGTTGCGAGGTGTGTTCAGGAAGGCATAACGTGCCTCACGAGCTTAATCCCGTATGCGCTGTAGAAACCTGGTGCAATGGTAAGGAAGTCCATTGTGTACCAGTTGAGGAAATGGTGATATGTAGTAATGCTCATGATTGCCAGCAAGTTAGCAACCATAATTGCCCCCATAAAGTTAAACATATTCATGAGCCTGATTGTGCCCTTCTGGGTACAGGAGCCCTTTGCAACAAAGGTAGCCACTGCATCCCTTATATAGAGCAAGAGGAAAATCCAGAACCTGAAATGGTGATATGCCACCGTAGAAACGATTGCACCTTTAACTGTCACGGGATGGGAACACCGTCAAAAAAGGATGAGTGTTTTGGAAAAACTTTCCAATGCGGTTACTTTACTGATAAGTCCGGTATGTCCCCTAGGGGTTCCGTAGAGGTACATTACGTTCCTTATCATGTCCCTGAAAAGCCCAAGGCCGATTCATACTTTACCTGGAAAGAGGGGGAAACGAAAAGTTACACTCCATTCTATTCTGAAAAGGTCGCAAGTGAAGATGCACAACAGTGGGCTAATGGACACCCCGGATGTAAGGCATATATCTGTGAAGTCAAGGGATTCTATGTTTCGCAGGAGCCTATCGCACAATGGCATGAGGCTTAACCATTATGGAAGAAAGTAATAAATACGAGAATCTAGTCAGGGGGTTACGAGCATTCAACTACGGTGGAACAATGACAGTATATGATAAAAAGGGGGAGGTAATATTAATCGACCACAATCCAAAGACATACGATGAACTAAGGAACCACAAGAAAGAACTTTTCAAACATAGGGCTGGCAGAAACAGAACTGCCGTGCCTAATAAGAGAGGAAAATAAGATGGTAGAAAAGAAAAATACAAACTATGAAGCAAGCGCGGTAAACCTCACAGATTCCCCGGTTACCATTGACGCTTACACCCAATACCGGAACGCGGTAGAGAGTCTTTCAAAAGCAAGTCGTGCCATAGATGACGCAGTCCCGGTTGAACTTATTAAAATCCGAGACGCAGCTTCTACCTGGGTTGACGATTGCTTCAAGAACGTAAAGGCCACAATTGAAAAGTACGGGGGCTTCCAGAATCTTCAGGATGGTCACTATGCCCTACAGCAACGCCGGGTAAGCAAGGAATATCATGCTGGGGTATTAGAGGTTGAATACCCTCAATTAACATCGGATGTTCTCGTAACCGCTATCAATGTTCCAGCGTTAGAAGCTATTATAAAACGTGGCGCAGTAACGGAAGAGGAACTAAAAAAGACAGGCGTTATCACCACCAAGGAAAGTTTAGCTTTCATAATTAAGTAAAGGAAAGGAAACAGATATGCCAATAGAGAACTTATCAGAAAATGTACGGATGCCCCGGCTAGGTAAATTTCACCTGGGCTACAAAGACCCGGTAAAGGGTTATCCGGTCAAGACGGATTACTTCGTGCTGGAAAAAGACCACCCGAACAAAGACGCAATCCAAAAGATAATCGGTAAGGAACCGAAGGAACTCAAGGTACTCATCCCCTCGGAGGACGCGGAGGATTGGTGTCCGCAATATTACATGAGCTACGAACTTACTCATGGACTCGTCTGCAAGGGTAACGGGATAACGGCTATGCGCATGGTAGACGTAAAGACTAATGCGTTCCCCACGAAAAGCACCGCTACCACTACGATGATTGACCTCGATTGCGATGGTAAGGACTGCCCCATGTATAAAGAAAGGAAATGCCGCGAGGCGATGAAACTACGGTTTGTACTGCCCGATGTCCCCGGGCTTGGAGTCTGGCAGATTGATACCGGAAGCATTAACTCTATTTTGAATATCAACTCATGCGCCAAGATGATTAAGACAGCTTTCGGACGTATCTCCAACATACCCTTAAAGCTAACACTGGAACCAATATCGGTAAACAATCCAGAGACGGGTAAGAAACAAACGGTATTCGTGCTTAACCTGCGTACCGATGTGACTCTTGCCCAACTGGCGGACGCTGCACGGTTGCACTCAAAGCAGTTCCTGATCGAAGCCCCTGATATGGTAGCGTTATATGAAACACAGGTCAACCGTGATATCAAGTCGCTATGGGGCGATGATGAACAGTCTGAATCCCCCGTCATTGAACCGGAACCTGTTAAAGAACCTCCCACCGTAGAAGTTGCCGCGCCACCGTCGCCCGCTAATCCCCCTGCCACGCCGCATGTTGAGCAAGAGAAGCCCCAAATGGGTGACACTGATGTTCCGGCCACAGTCGGGGATTTATGCACGTGGGCTTTATCTCACGGCAAGACATACACCGGAACCTGGGTAGCCCAACAGGTCGGAGAGAAAACCACTGCCGGTATCAAGGACATAAAAGCTGCTTACCTGACCATTAAGGAAGTCTCCGGTTGGGAAGCATACAAGAAAGGGGCGTAATGGACGAACAGAGACATTATTGCGCTTATGATTACGATGGGGAAAACCATACATGTACAGCATGGGATGGTACAGGGGTAAATACTCGTCATCCTGATTCGTATACTGTATCCCCCAATCATAATCTCGTAGAATCTTGTCCCAATGATGTTCGGGAAACGGAAGAAGTTAAAAAAGACCATAAAGCCATATCCAAGTGCGAATACCGGATGCCTAAGATACCCAGCATACCAATTCATGTTTAAGGTAAAGAGAGGATAGGATAAATGATATACAAATTCTATGACAAGGGTGTACAAATCGGGGAACAGGATGAGAAGTGTCTTGCGGACGCTGAAGCTAAACAAGGCGTGAAAGTCGGTGGGGATATAACCTACATTAATGAAGATAGCGGCCTTGTCAAGCCCAAGAAGGAACGCAAGAAGAAAGAGTCAACCAAACCGGCGAAGGAAAAGGCAAGCAAGGGCTGGCAGTACTTTATCCTGGAGGAAATAGACAAAACTAGTACCTCCATTCCGGTTCAACCGTATTCCTACACCGGCCCCATGAACAAAGCGGCCTTTGATGTTGCCAAGGAAACATACCCTGACCTCACCAAGATAAAGGCTTTCACTGGGCGGGAGTTAAAACTGTCCCGTAAGACGATAGTACATTAGAAAGGGGGCAATATGGATAACCAAGATACTACCAAAAAACCCAAGTTCACTAATGAAGACCGTCTAGCACTTTACCAGAGCTTCATTGGGCAGATGCTCACCGAGGGTTATACCCTTAATGATATCGGCATTGAACTGGCAATTATCGCTCACATCCTTATACTTGAAAACGAGAGATAAAGATTGGGGGTGGTCTAATAATCTAGCTATAAACTACCTTGAAGCGGGGTGAGTAGTGTCAAGCGTTTCAGGGTAGCCATAGGTAAATTATTGAGGAGAGATGAGAAAATATAGGAAGTACAGTTATCCGTGCCGGACATGGCGCAAGATATTAGCAAGCCTGAAGAAATTAAGGGGGTCATAGATAATGCCTAAAGTTATGAAATACATTTTAAGTGATGCAGTACAGCCGGAAGAAATCAACTCTATCTGTTATGGTAAATGTAAACGTATACAGGTAGGAGTTATTATAATCGGGGAATCGTCTTATCAGGTATGCCATGATAAACGTTGTAAGTATTCTGATAGTGAAATGCCTCTAAATGAAGAATACACAATGCGCAAATTAAAACCGGAGGTAAAGTAAATGCCTGAACAAGAACTAACAAAAGAAGGGGAAGCACTGGTAGAGAAATGGGCAGCTGAATTATTCTGGGAGGATTGGGATAGAGAACACACAAGAGGGTTATTTGATAGTGGAGATTGGGATGAATGTCCTAATGAATGGAAAGATAGATACCGTGAGTTTGCCCGTGAACTTATACTATCTGAACCTGGACTTTGCCTGAAAGATATGAGTGGAAATTATGTAGAAATAAAAAGACTTGTGGCGCAGAAAATGCCTACCATTGATGAATTAAAGAAGCAATTCGGTAAGGAGAGTAAATAATATGTCTGAAGAACAAGAACCTAACTCTGATATTGAAAAGGCGATAAACCAAATCGTAGACAGTTTTATTAAAGCATATGAAATGTATATAGAGGAACATGATACAAACATACCGGTATTCAAACAAAAACTACTATCTCTCCTATCACCTACCACTCCGGTAAAGATGGAACTGATTAGCGATGAAGAAATAAAACGTCTACCGAATACTTATGAATCAGATAAAACTCTTTACCAGTGCATGTTAAGTGAATATAACCCAACTGCGGTAATAGAGATATTGAAAGTACCAGCGAGAAAGCAACTCTCTGCCGATTCATCCGATTGTGAGGCGCTACTGAAAGAACAGAAAACAAAGATACTTGAGACCTTACAGAATGATGGGGTGCTGTGTACTCCAGAAGAAGCAGAAAAGAATAACTGCTCCTACTGCAAGAAAACATATAAAGATTTATCCAAATACTAGGAGGTAAGACGATGAATGAAGATACTGGGATTATAAGGCAACTAAAAGAGAATGAGAAGCTTGAAAAAAACGAGGTTAAGGAACCTAATCCTCTATGCCCCGAATGTCACGGCACTGGCTCTCATCTTATTGACTTAACCAAAGATGTAAATTATGCCAATCGTGCTACTAGAAGGCACTTACCAAAAGGACAGCGCAGTAAGTATGTACCATGTTCATGTACTAGAATCTCGTAACACTGAATAATCAAGGAGGAAAAGATGAAACGAATACATGAAGTAACTAGTGAGGAAGAAAACTTTAGACTAGAACCTCGTGGAGGATTTCAGACAATAAAAAGAGATTTCGTAAAGCCCGAGCCAGAAGGTACCATTGTTCTATTGCCATTCAGAATATTATCTTGGGAGAAAGATTGTGACGGTAGTGCTATGGCAACAATGGAAAACATAGACTTTAATGGGGATGCTACTGGATGGGAAGTCTCTAATATAGGTCTGTATGGGAACGGTTTTGTGGCTACAATTAAGGAAATCCGGGAGGTTAAGTAAATGCCATTAACACCTGCGCAAATTGAAGTAATTAGAGCCAAAGTAATGATATCTAACCCAACTATAGGAGACGTAGAGTTTTTTGATAAACTTATCCAAGCCGGTTATGACTACTGCCAGTCGCAACATCCTAAGAATGATGGCGAAATAACTAAGGTAATTCGGGAATGGCTCACAGGATTCTGCGAAGAATGGGATATAACAATATATCCTGACCACGCTGAAAAAGATTTATTAGTTAAAGTCCTCCTCATCTTCAACAAGCGGATAGAGGATAAGGATAAAGAGATTGAACGGCTGAAATTAGGTTGCGATGGTTGTGACCTGCATACCTATGAACAGGAGATATTAGAACATGGCGGTATTTCCCGAGAAAAAGCGATACAACAGGCAGTCCAAGCGGAAAGAGAACGGATAGCACATCTTATTGATGATATGTCCACCCTTGATATTGAGGTATCCTTTATCCGTGAATCTTATGAAGGTATTCTTAAGGCTCTATCACCGGAGGTAAAGAGTGAGTAATATATCAGAAGCATTTAAGCACCTGCGCCTTGCCAAGTATGAAGAGCGTGAGATGACCCACCAGTTGAATAAGGTAAGGGATATGCAAGCGGATATCACGGATGCGCTAGGTGATATGGTAGACGCTTACCACCAGATCGCATCACCACCGGACAAGACACTAGTAAAATTAGATACTTTTGAGGTCTACTCCCAATGAACAATAAATATGATTCAGGTGAATATCCAGGTAAAAGCAACCATCAAAGATTCGCAGAGATATGGCTTAACGAGTCAGACAAGCGGGGACAGGAAAGCCGGGCAATCATTAAGAAGCTGGACAAGTATCATAAGGAAAACCCGTTAGGACACGCCGGGGAAAGCATAGCAACAACCCCGTTTAATTTAATAAGTGAGATGATGTGAGATGATAATTTACATAGAGTGCAATGGTAAAATATATGAAGTTAATACCATAACTACCTTTGATAATTCAAGTGCGTTATTAAGGGATGCATTTTGTGGTATCCCAAAAAGCTATGGCGAAACTATGATATGGGAACTTGAATTAATGCAAGGCAAATCGGGGTTGTTTCGTAAGGAAGGAATATTACACTGTAAACGTTACTCAAGTAAAACACAGATGATAAAAGGACATAAAAATATTGTTCTCAAGATGATAGATGGAGATACCAGATTCTTTAATGGTGATGGTTTCCCTGGAAAGGATAAGTAAATGACATATAGACCACCGGGATTCAAGAGCAACGTAATAGCACACAATGTAATGGCAAAACATGGCATTGTATTCCCTGAAGATGCGGACTTAAAAATATGTATTGACTGTGTAGAAAAGTCCGCCGATGAATTGCTACGGGTGCAAAGGGAAGGCGGCATAAAGGTGTTAGTAAATTCCCACGGTGGATTAAACGTAACTCCTGAATCGTTACCCTATGTCCTTTCGTTAATGACTCAAGGTAGACTCGTCTTTATCCCCGATGATACCATGCCAGAAAACGAGATAGGGTTACTGTATCGTGATGCGGACAAGCGTCTTAAAACTATGCGGTTGACAAATATCGGTGATGATAAACCGGAGGAGGAAAAATAATGCCAGAAACAAAAGAAGTACTAAAAGGTATGGCATTTTATATGGATAAAGATATAACAGACCTTACTCCTGAAGAGCTTGTAAACGCTTTGTATTTTACTGGAATATCTGCACAAGGTATACATAGAGTACAAACCAAAATAATAAATTTGTTGGAGGATAAGCATGACTATCATACAGTTGGTTCTAATTGGATAGAAACGCAACCGGAGAAAATATGAGTAAACGTGTAGTACTTTTTCAGATTGATTATCCTGGGAGCGTTATAAGCGTTAACCATTACAAAGGGCGCGGTTACGGTGGTAGGGAATACGTTAAGCCGGAGACAAAGGATTTTAAGACAACTATCGGTTGGCAGATTAAGCAGCACCATATCGAGGAATGGCAGACACCTATCAGTGTAACGTGTTCCGGCTGCTTTAAGGATGAACGTTCTGCTCCGGACCTATCAAATCTAAGCAAGGTTATCCTTGATGCCATTCAGGAAGTAACGGGGACAAATGATAAGCATATGCGCTGGCATGATGGTGATAGAAGGATAGATAAAACCGTAATACCATTCCTGCAAATAACAATACAAGAAGGAGAAAGATAAGATGAAAAAAGAAAAAATAAATCCCAATCACCATATGGGGCAGCAAACTGGATATACCATGATTGACGGGGTGTATCATATTGCGCCCACGTATACGGAGCAATTTGATAAGATGCGAGATAAAGAACTAGGTATTCAGATAATCGTCAACACCACTACATCATATTTTGCCGGGGAACTTGCTAAAGTAGCGGAAACCAAAAGGCTGGTATGGAAGCAATTACAAGAAGATATTGGTCTCGACCCATTGGTAAACTGGGAATATTCCAACGGTACTGTTACTAAACTTACACAGGAACCCAAGAAAGAAGTATAAGATGGGTAAAACACTTATGCATGGGTGGATGAAAAGAGAACAATCCAAAACGCCAGTTGGAAGCAAGGTTAGATGTATAGAACGTGGAGTATATTATTCCGACTGTGAGGGGATAGTTATTGATCACACCCAAGGAAAACAGACTCCATGTTTGAGAATACAATTAACTCAAACTCCTAAAAGTAAATTAACAATGGAACCATGCGCAGAAATAATAGCAGAGGGGCAACCTACGTATTGGTGGAGTTTAATAGAACCGCCATCCGGAACACCAGTCCGGCGCACCACAAGCCAAATCCTGATACTTCAGGACACTAATGAATAGAAAGGGAGGCATGATATGAAAATACCAAAAACATTGAAGATAGGCGCCACTGTTTATGAGGTCGTACGCCAATCTAGTGATGCCAACGGAGAAAAGCACTTAGGGTACTGTAATACTGGACTGGCAAAAATATGGATTGATAGTACTGCGAAACAACAAGTACAGGAAAGTTCTTTAATTCATGAGATACTAGAGGCTGCTAAGGGTGGTTACTGCCTGGAACTTGAACATCAGACCTTAGGTACTTTGGCTGAAGTGCTCTACCAAGTATTGCGCGATAACGGAATGTTAAGGGAGGACTAAATGATTAAGGTAAAAATACAAGAGAATTTATCCTACGCTGGAAAGACTATCACGATTATAAACTCTGACCCGCAAAACTACTCTGTAGTAAAACCTATGAGTATGGTGTTCACGCCACTACATCCCGGTGAACTTCTCGACCCAAGTATTGTAATACCCTCTCGATACGAGGACTTCTTTTGGGCTTTAGCACAAGGCTTGGCTGAAGCTGGCTATTTCCCGAAAGTCTATCAGGATAAAGATAATGAATTGACAGCAACAAAGTATCATCTTGAAGATATGAGAACAATCGCGATGAGTATAATATCACCCCCAGTAGTATACGGACGAAAGGACTAAAATGCCTACTAATTTCGATGGTTGGACGCTAGTTAAGAAAGGTGCAGACCTTGATGCACTAAAGGCAAAAGGTGAACCGTTTGATTTGAGATTCTTTCCCGTCCGGCAACAGGCAAGGGATACCAAGAAAGAAGCGTACCCTAATGCCCGCGTCGTGAAAATCTTTTTCACGATTTATGAGGAGGAATAGATGCCTAAGTCTCACCATGCCAGAATCTATAGTGGCTTTCATACCACTCCCAAAGATCCTCCAACGTGCGATGAGGCTAAAGCGATGGGTTATACTGGGAGTTGCCTTGACTGCCCGATTAACCCTTGCTTTGAAGACTTGAGAAAAGAGAGACCGGATAAGGAGAATAAGTAAAATGGATACGAGTAAAGAATACATAAAGATGTGCGAGCGAGCCACAAAATATTTACCAGTAAAAGAGGATTACGCAGATGGCGATATGTATATCAAGTAACATGGTTGGAACCTGTTAAGGAATAGGTTTATTTTCTACCACCCCATATGTTGTTATTAGGTAAATACCCTTCCAAAACGTGAACAAACAGCCAGAGCAGAAACGCTTCCAGCAGAATGTACCACCACGATACCAGCAAGCAGAGAGCCCAGACACCAAGTAATGTTCCGAGGGAGAGGCACCACCAGATGATACCAAGCCTCTCCTTCATCCGGCGTAGCATGAACGTGATTTTCTCTCTATCATCGGGAGTCTGAATCAACCCATCGGTATCACTAAATCCCGTTATCCAGAGAAAATAAAAATATACTTTTGGTATCCAGCTAAAGATAGTCACTATTGACCTCCACGTGTTGAAATCCAGGTAAGAAAGGTCGCCAACGCAGCACTAAGGATACCGGATAACCCGCCGGTAGTTATCAACTTCTTATTACTTATACCGGCAGTAGTCTCAAGTGTTGCAATGCGTTTATCATGGTCATCGGATTTATCGCATACCCCGTCAAGTTTCTTGTCTATCTTTACCGTGGCTATATTGGTATCATAAACCAATTCTGCTAACGCAAACATCCGCGCCTCCGGTGTCATCCCCTCAAAACGTTCCCTAAACTCCATTTTATCGTTTAAAGCTTCGCCTTCAGCCATCATAAAAACCCGCTTTCTTACAACTAATCATCTCTATTCTATCACGTTTACATAACTTCCCTGATAAAGATTGTGTATTTCCCCTTGTTAGACTCTCCTGTTAACCGTGCTCCTTGTACGGATACTATTTCAACATAGTAGGTTGTGTCTTGGAATACGAAAGGTAGTAATGTTTGCGTTTCTGCGGCAGTGATTAGATTTTCCAGTAACGTTTTACTCGGAACATCGTGGTATGTTTCCGAACAATCCAACGTCATCTGCCAGCCCCACGCTTTCGGAACCAACTTATTATATTCGAGGGTTAAGTATTTAAGAATAGGAGTGTTTGTGTTTGTAGAACCTCTTGCAAAGTATACGTCAAACTGTATACTGGAGAATATCTCTCCAAGACCTGAACCGAAGGTATAAGCTGTTTCCGTACCAGAAGTGATTGTTCCTAGCGTAGTCCACCCAGTACTTAAATCTGTATTGACTTTATTGGTACGGTATTTCAGTACCAGGGTTTCTGTGGCAGATACACCCTTAGTACCTACCCTTACCTTGTTGGCTCTCTTATCACCTACTAGCCAACCGCCATCAAAGCTAGAGGTAAAGAGACTGCCGGAAGCGGCGTAAGCGGTCGAGGTCAAATAGGTGGGGTTTCTAATACCTTGCGGGATGTCTATGTAATATATTGAAGTGCCACAAGCCCAGTACACGGCATAAGATGATGAGGCATTTGATACAATCACATCGTACATCGCACCATCGTTATTGGTGTCAACCCACCAGCACTTCCAGCCTATATCATCCCAAGAGTAAAGTCCGGACTTCTGCGTTCCGGTAACTTGGGAAGCGTCTACCAGAGCGAACATTTCATTAACCCCATCGCCGCACAGTTTAACGATATGACCGTTGTATTCAAGTGGGATACCCCCACCTTTTAACATGGAGATATTTGATATTTGAGGAACCTGTGCGGATTGGAACTTTATTACATCAAGGCCGGACGAAACGTAAAGGCCATCTCGCCAGTGGCAGAATCCCTTACCCCCGTTGGCAAGCCCAGGTAATTTCAAGGCGGTATCAGCCCATACGGTATCGGTGAAGTTCAAAAATTTAAGGGAGTAGTTTGTGGCGCAATAAGGTATCGTACCTTCCATGAAATCATCACCTAAAATGAATGAACGTATGTTAGAAGCGAAGTCCGCAAGACTAGCATCGGTAGTCCAAGTTGGGGAAGCAGCGTTAGGATTAACAGAATATGCACACGCCCCTGTACTGGCTACCTTGAATAGTTTAGCATCCCATTGGAAACCCCAATAAGCTAAAGCTGAATTAGAAACAGTTAAAGATTCCCCTACTGTCATGTAATGGTAGTTGGCTGTATCGCCAAGATAGATGTACAGATTCCCGCCGATGGATGGCACGAGGTCTACTATGGAGGCGGGAAATTGTGCTATAGGTAAAAAGTTAGTTCTATCGGCGGACAGTTTCAAAAGGAACGCACCCATTGACCAGTAAAGATTCCCGTTAAAGTTAATCGCCTTGCTTAAAGTCCCTGTAGCGGCCGCAGGTTGCGCTGTTTCCATCTGGACTTCATATATTCTACACTGATAGTCTCCAGCGGAAGATGCTTTCAACCTTACAATAGAATAAAAACCATCAGTTATATTTACGGTAGCATACGCTCCACCTGTTCCTGTTGAAGAAACACTATAGAACGAATCCCAAGCAGCTGTGAGGGGGTTATACCCTTCTGCTGTTAAGGTTATAGTATCAGTACCATTACCCCACCAAATACGAAACTGCCCGTAAAATCTTATTGGAAAATTGACATATAGGTAAGCACTGCCCGGAGAAGCACTTGCCGTTGCGTAAGCATAATCTGTTGTATCGTTATTTGAGGCAAGCGTAGGTGTTGTCCATCCCGTCCCTGTAACTGAAGAAGCGTACTTCCAAGTAGGTGTAACCGTTCCCCCTGCGAAGTTAGTTATCGCAGTAGCTAAACGGGGGAGTGTAATATTCCCCTCATATTCCACTATGCAGTTAGTCCACCAGCAATGTTTCTCTGACCCTACGTCATACGTAGAAGACCCTATGCCTCCCAAGAGGTCGTAAGTTACCCATGAGGATGCTAAGGGGTTAGAATCTGCGGTATAATCGCCAACAACTGATTTGTCAGGGAAGTTGGAGATAAGTTGAGGTTGAAGTTCCCCACAAAGAGGATAGGTTACATTATTGAGTTTTACTTCATTCGGACTTATTACCATTATCTTACCCTCTTAATATCAGGAGGATACAAAGTCGAGAATCCCCTACCTACCCTGATATCATCGGCTATCGTCTGCCAGATTTTGAATTGAGTAGCGTGGTCGTCCGGCTCGTTATCCGACCTACGGGCGAGGGAAGCATGAATAAACGCTCCGGCTTGCGCTACTACCCAATCAGGATTGATGTAACATATATCGGTATCGGACTCTAACTTAGGTTGCGCCATAAGTCCTTCAAGGCGTAGGTGTCTGTCAGATATGGACGAAGCATCGAACCATAAGTTACCGTAGTAGTGTTCTGCTACTGCTAGGCTTTCAGGCGCTTGGTTGAAGTGCAAAAGAGGTATGGATGATTTTATAATAGAATAATGTGAGGAAGGTATAGGAGCCCCGTAGAAGTTTCCGTTTGAATCCTCTTGAGTTACTTTATATATATGGGTGAAATTAGCAGGTATAGGGTATTCATTTACATTAGACTGAATCGTGATAGAGTTTTCGTCTACCGTATGAATCAACACCTCACTCTTGATTAAGTCCAGTGCCATATTGATGTACTCTTTAAGGTCAGCCCATCTTTTCAGGTGGATAATTGTGTAAGTATCCCCTGTGTTTAAAGTTGCGGAGAAAGCCGGAGTAACGGTTAAGATGGAACCTGTATTAGCAAAGTCAGACGCTTTTCTGTCTTCCCCTCTTGGTGCATTATTATCTGTAGTCGTCAGAATATAAGCATAAGAGACCGGCGATGTGCATTGAAAATAGTCGTCAGGTTCATCTCTTCTTACAGTATCATAGAGCAAGGTGGTAGTTCCTGTAGTTACCGCCCCCGATTTCCAGTCGTTAAGTACTGTTCTGCACAATCTCTGGATTAAGTCCATGCAAGTCGTTTGATAAATCATATTATCTCCTATAATATTGAGTCATCTTTCCAAAGGGGAGTGACCATTAACGTTCCTGCGCCTACGGCATAACCTAAAATCTTTGTAGCGTTCGTGGCGGCCGGTGCAGTTTGGGTATACATCCCGTTACTTGTCCCGATAGCTGCATATACTGCCCCTCCCACTGTAGCTCCCGTAAATCTTACCCCGCCTAATAGGGCATAGTCGAAGTAAACGATTATCCTTTGACCGGATACCCCGTCAGTCCCAGCTATACATCTGCCCTGTATAACCCCACCAACCGTACCAAGCGCACGTTTCCAACCCCCTGAATAGCCCAAGATATCACCCTTTGATACCGTTCCCGATAATTCAAGTTGGGCTTCTCCCGCCCCGCCTAATATTTGACATCCTGTTTGGGAATCAGCGAAAGCCATTTTATCCTCCTAATTTATCTGATATGGGTAGAGCAAGAAAGACCAGGAATAACCCGAAACAAATACATATCGTTATCACAATAAGACTAAACAGGTAATCCCAGAATCTTTTTAATTTCATCCCTATGCTCCCACATTTTATATACTATTGAATGTTTTCCCCCGTAAGGTTCAGGTTCAGTCCACCACTTCTTCCCTTCTTCCCAGTGTTCACGCGGTTTCCATTTGCTATCAAGAATGGCTTTAACAATTTCCTCAATCCACCAATCTCTCCGGTCTTCATAATAAAGGTCATGTTCAAATATGTCTAAAGCCAGACGGTAGATAGCCTTGAATAGTATTGCCCTACCAGGATTCTTTTCGTACTTCCAGAACTTCTCTATAATATCCAAACATGTATGCGTACACGTCCCTACGGTGTTATTTTTAGTCGGTTCCGGGTATAATTTTATGAGTTTAAGCAAAGCGTAAGCATAAAATATCTTTTGATACCATTTACTCTTTGCCAACTTATCCAAAGTTGCCATTGTTTTAGCTTTTAGTTCCACAAAGTATTTCCTGTGGTTGACTAAAATTTCCCTAGATACTGTCTTGATAGGAACAAGTTTGAATAAAGTAGTATCTATATTCCCTTTAAGCAACTCGTTTTCCAATGGATGTTGTACCATATACTCCCTTTGGGGGAGGGTGTGCGCACACCCTCCCCGTTAGTTTAGACGCAAATCCAGCGCATATACAGTCCAAGGCACTGTAAATCGCTTGCCATTGTGCCACCAGCCGTACACTTTACAGTGAAGTTGTAGCCTGCTTTTAAGGCATCGGCATCAAAAGCTGTAGTGATAGTACCATAGCAGATTTTGTTGTCCGCTATTGAAGTGGGCGTTGCGGCGGCGATAGTGGTTCCGGTGTCCCCGGTATTCGTAGCACCATCGGCAGCACATATGATTGTGTAACCGATTGTACCCGTAGACCCACCGATACTATTCCAAAGGACTTTAGCGTTGTCCAGCGAAATAGCATTAGAGGGGATACGTCCTGTGAAGTAAACACTCTCCGCTGTAGCATCGGTATCTATAGCCCGACCTACCCAAGCGGGAGAGTCTATTACACCGAGACCGGGTTCGTCAGTCGTATCGTACACATCAGGATTAATAAAGACCTCTTTTTCATAAGGTGCTTTAATATCTAATTGAACACGATAAGTGTCTACTGAACGACCAAGTGCCTGAATTACATCCCCCGCCGTAGTAGGTCTTGTAGAGGTCATAGCTCCGGCAGTAGCGGACTGGAAGTAAATCTTATCAGCCGTATAGGGAGCATCAGGATCATAGATTGTACACTTTTTACAAGCATTTATCTCATCCCCGTCAACACCCTTATCCAGAGCGATGAACTGTGTATATAGGTTTACAGTTGCATCACTGGCATCTGCTTTTACGTAGGCATCGGTGCCGTCAAATGCAATAGTATCCCCCACAGCCACAGTCCCACCGAGAGTTACCTTGGTGAGCATTTCTATGTTTTCAATGATTAGAGGACTAGCCATTATTCATTTTCTCCTTTTTATTATTCAAGTGTCCGACCTTTAGACAGTAGACCTTGCCCTCGCCAGAGGCATAATGAGAGCGTCTGTAGCAGTAAGCGAATACCCGATTAAGGTATTGGCATCACTGGAAGTAGTTGGAACTGTTGCGGTATACATACCGTTGGAAGTTCCTTCAGCTACATACAGTGAACCCGCGGCGGTCATCCCGGTGAGTCTACCACTAAGGATACAATCACCGAAACATACGGGGATTAAGTTTCCGCTTACACCACTCTCAAGGGCGACACCCATTATCTGCACAACAGAGGCGGCTGTAGCTAACGCGCGTACCCAACCGCTAGAGTAACCTACGGCATCACCTTTAGTTACCGTACCAGCAAGGGTTACTACTAAAATAGTACCAGGAGCGGACTCTTTTATTCTGGTTAAAGAGGCATCTTGTGAATCTGAAAAAGCCATTTTTTACTCCTTTCCTATTTACGCGGCTACTGTGCCGTCAGCATCGATACCGTCAATCTTGGCGCAAGAGCGGATGTTCTTGAATTTTAGTCCGCAAGGCCACTTAAAGCGCCATCTGGAAGCGTTCTTGGTTTCCAGTTCACCAAGAGGTACGACCTTTAGGCCGGTGGAACCCTGTACACCGCAACAAGCATCAGGGGCGAATGACAGGATGAATATAGAGGTTGCCGCTCCGCCAGTACGTGCTCCAAACGCAGAACTGGATACAGTTTCTACGTTAGAGATATGGTCAGATACCTCAATCGGGATACCGTCAAAAGCCTGTACGTGTTTACCAAAGAGCATTGTTTCGGAGAGTTTATCTCCGATAGAATCATAGTACACATCCAGGTAACGTCTCATCTGTTTGCTCATAACAATCAGATTAGGTGTAAACCCGGTAACTAAGTCTATGGCAGTCCGCAGGTTGGAGATGTTTAAAAGACTTTCAGTCGCGGTAGACCCCTCGTGTACGGTATTGTACGTGGTGGAGGTCATTAGCTGGTGCAAACCTGACCAGATGTTCGCATCAAAGGCAGTCCCGTAATAGAAACAGTCCATGAAGTACTCTTTCAGGGCAACAGTTCTATCGTTAAGAACGGTACCTTTGAGGTCAAGTTTGTTAGAGCGGGTTTCAATCAGGAAGTTGTCGATGTCCGCATCGCCACCCAGAAGTTTAAGGGTAACGGTTGACTGCGTGATAGACGGCGTGGATTCAGTCCACGTATCACCTACGCTGCGAACACCAATAGCACCGGAACGGGTAGTCACCGTATCGTAGGTATCACTATTGCCAAGTAGTGTTTCAAACGGCAACTGTTTAAGGATAGGGTCATCCTTCACAAGACGGTCAATCACCGTTCTGGAAAGGATATCAGTCGTTGAGTAAAGTTCGCCTTCGGTTAAGGTTAAAGCCATTGTTTTCTCCTTTATTTATTTTCTCATTATTTGTTCAGACGCGAAACCTAATTTTGCATCATCGGATAGGTTGTTCCAATCTATGCCAGTACGTCCTGTTTTAACTCCAGAGTCAGGCTGTTGCGCCATAGGTTTAACAGTACCTTGCCCCTTTATCACCATCCTAAGAGCTTTTAGTTCCATTTCCTCCGGTGAGTTTGAGTCTTCAAGAATTGCCCTGGCTGTATCGGGAAGTTTATAAGAGGTTATGAACTCATCAACTTTTCTGGATTTACCAGCTATGTTTAAGAGTTCAAGTTGCAATGACAAGTCAGCTTCCTTTTCAGCTAGTGCTTTTTCGCGCTGGTCTTGAGCCTTTTGGGTTGCTACGATGGCTTTCGCGGCATCTACGTCCAACCCTTTATCGGCTATTTCTTGCAGGAATTTACTATAGGAAGCCTCTTTTGCATCCTGTAGTGCCTTTTCCTTCGCTTCATTAGCTACCCTTAAATCATCCTGCACCTTTTTAATAGTTCCAGTGTACCCATTCTTTATATCGTTGATTCGCTTATTCAGTTCGTCTTCGGTATAAGATACGGGCGTTACGGGTGTGGTCTCTGTGTTGACCGCTGGCGCAGGTACTTCAGCCTTGGTCGCATCCATCGCTACAAGTTCAGTCTGTTGTCCAAGAACCTCCATCCCCGTTTGATTGGTCTTTTCGTCTTCCACTTTAAAATCTCCTTCTATTTTTTCTTCCTGTTTAATAACGCTTTTATTAATTTAGCGGTATACGTATCGTAATCTACTTTCATCCCGGCCGCCCTGCGTTTTTCCCAACCTGCTAGAGTTGCCTTTATGCCCTTGATTTCCATAAAGTCAAGTTCGTTTTCGTTTATTAAGGCCATTACTTTATCAAGAGAGGATTGAGTCCTTACTGTATTGATATCGCCAGATATAAACATACGGGCATTGATGTCCGGCCTATTTTCAAGGTAATCACCCCTGAAAGTTCCTACCGTTGGAAGTGATTGATAGTGCTTAAATGAATCCTGCCAATCGTTAGCCAACTGATATATCTTGTCTATCTTTTGGGCATTAATACCCGTGAATGAGGCCGCCGCAGACGGGACATTTTTGTCCTGAATCAAGGTGTCTGTAAAGGCCGGTGTAAGCCAGTTAGTAAACATGTTGTACCATGTTATTGCCTCACCATCAAAGTTCTTGGCATTTTTATTTGTTAACATGGAATAGGTATCCATCGCTATGCCCGTTGTGGGACTTGTCTTGCCTTTAAATTGTTGAAGAAATAACTGGTCAAGGGTTTTTGTATTATCATCCTTACCTGAAAGTGACAGGTGATTCCCCGTACCATAGTAAGTCGCAGAATCTATCACTGCGAGTAACCGGCGTATTTCGGACATGATCCCGCCAAGATTATATTTATATCCGCCTATTTCCCCTTTACCCCAATCAGGGTCAAAGGGATTCAACGGGGCATCTTTCCCTTGTACTTTATTAATGGTATATGCTATAGCCGTAGAAGCTGTCATGAGAGCCACTAGTGCCTTTGCCGCTTGTTTGGAAGTATATCCACCGGGATTAGTAGCGATATTGTAAATGATACCTGCACTAGCTCGAGTATAACGGGCAGCTAAAAAGGCAAATGTGTTCTCTGCTGTTCTCTGCGTCTTACCAATTCCCATAGCTTTAGTGGAAATTACACCTGACAGGGCATTTACACCGCGGGCCCATTCATTAAGTTTCCCAGCATTTATTGCCGCTTGCTTCCCGGCTTTATACATATAAATAGCGTTGGAAACACGTCCGGCGGTAAACACTGCGTCAGACCTACCGATGACGTGTTTGTTGATAAACCCACCAATGTCTACCGTCTTACCTTTGGGAATATAGGAGAATAGTTTTTGTAATGGTTCAATGCCTTCAGTGAGTTCGTTGGTCTCTATGAGTCCACCACGTTGAATTAAGTCAACAACGGTCTCCCGTTCACTTACCAAAAGTCTCTGCAATGAGTCAGCATTCTTAGAGAATAAAGCACCGGTTGCTTTACCTGTAGCTTTCGCCCATGAATTTGTAGGTTTTAAAGTAACCCAATTTGCTATATCCAAACCAAGAGCTAACCCCTGTTGTATAAAGGCAACCGACATATCAAATCCAAGTTTCAAGGAACGTAAAACAGATGAGACATTGTTTACGGCTTTGACTGCATTGTCAAAATCAGATTCAGCCATATAACCAAAACTTTTACGTAATATGTCTGCTACCTGTTGACCAGTCTTGCCGTCTTGTGGTACGATAACCCTGTTGCCAAGACCAGGAACACCGGGAACTTTCCCGTATTCCGTAGTACCACTGGAACCCATTCTATCGGATTCAGTCTTGATTACATCCTTGATTCCCTTTATTTTTGAACCTAGAGCCTTCTGGCTTGCGCTTAATTCATCAGCGATACTCTTTAACATGACTTTTTGTGTATCACTTAAATCAGACAAGGCAACTTTAGCGGAGTCATATAAGACTTTCTTATCCTTTGTCATACTCGCCACGGCATCAATAATATCTGTTCTGGATAGTTTTGATTTCGTACCAAACTTTTCAAATGCGAGTTTTATATCTGATATGAGTTTTGCATTATCAGCAATTTCAGAAGCATCTTTACTTGTTATTTTTAATGCCCCTAAAACTATTTCCTCCACTTTATTAATTAACCCCTTTCTTTGTTGGGGAAGGATTTTAAGAGCATCGTCAAGTTTCTTGGCTATTTCAGGGAAGTTCTTACGTATAGTCGTTATTGCTCCGCCAGGTAAAGATTCCCCCCTGATAACTCTTTGAATATAGTTGTAAACAGCTTTGGTACTTTCCGACATTGAGGATAATTTAGCAAACTCGTCTGCGGTCATACCCATTTTTTCAAGAGCGGATTCAGTTGGTGTAGTAGTTTTTATTAAGTCAATAACCGCATCTGAAACTCTATTCTTTTTAACGAGTTCGTATGACATACGAATCTGTTTCTGTAGTTCTATCAATGGATTAGTCTCATAGGTAGTACCGGACTTCAAACCTTCACTTGTTAACTGGTATTTACGTTTAACGTCCAGTCTACCTTTTTTTAAATCAACATCCGCCAATTTCCCAAAGTCATCTAGGAGTGATTCTATTTTAGATGATGGTTTGATATTCCCCGTACCTACTTCTTTGGCAAATCTGGCGACATAAGCGTAATCTGTTTCTCCTTTTACTTTAGGGAATGGGATGTTCTCACCCTTTATCACGTTGGTTATTTTCTGCGAAAGGGCGGAGGCATTTTCCTCTTTTATCTGCGTAGCAACCCTGTGTAAGAACGTCCACCCATCCTCCCCTTTCAATGCCGCTATCTGCCCAGGTTTAGTTTTCTTATCAACCAAGATACCTTCCTCACGGAGCATCTTGGATATATTTTCAGATGTTTCCCGGATAGAGGTTATTAAGTTCCTACGGGCATCCCCTATTTTACCAGTGCCAAAATCATACCATGGAGCGTATTCTACCATATCGTGAAAAGCCATTGACTCCCCACCATTAGGCAGGGGTTTTATTTGTTTGATATCTGAAAGGGAAATTCCTTGAGTATCTAACTTGAATAATTTACCAGACTTTCCCCACTCTGCAACAGGTTTAGCCATCTGAAGGTTTACCGCTCCGGTAACTTGGTCGTCCAACATACCACCGATAGCCTTAAGAGTGGTAGTCTTGTCTTCTGCCAGGGCAACAGGGTTTACTAACTTTGCTACCTTGTTTATTACAGGAGCATTTATAACTTTCCCTTGTACACCGCCCCTAACCTGCCCTGCGACACGAGTCTTTAATTCGGGGATAGTTGATAACCTTACCCCGCTAAAGGGCTTTGTTGCCGATTGTAGTGTGTCCGAAACGGTACTAGTGCCAAGTTTGTCTGTTATGGTGTCAGCAGCTTCTTTGATTATTGCCTTTGTCTTAGTGGAAGTTACAGTATCGGTAGCTAGTTTCTTTATTACCGTATCCACTAGTTCGTTTGCCGGTAGTTTAGCAAGTTCCTTTACGGATATCTTTGAAGCCCCTCTTGCTAAATATTTGGTTATTTCATCCATCGCCGTACCTGATAATGATTGCGCCAGTTTATTCCCACCAAAACCACCGGCAGGTATCAACCCGAATGTATTCATTATCTGTTCTTCAGGAGTTATAGAATCAGCTTTTGGGAGATAAGGTATTTTAATATTAGGTGTTGTAGAATCAAATTTATTCCAGTTAGGTTTAGGGTCAAACCCCTTTTGGAAATAATCCTCTTCTTTAGGGGCGGCACTTTCCGGAATGTTTAACCCCGTCTTTTCATTCCAAGCATCCCATACCCTACGCGCCTCTCTATAATCTTTAGAGTTTTGCGAACCATAATAAGTTGTGGGGTTTGTAATATCACCCCATAGTTTTTGTAATGTGTTCTGCCCCGCATCACCGCGATTAGTGTGGCCAGGTTGGTCTTCGTATTCTGGTATAAACTGTGATGCTAATTCTATATCCTCTTTAGATTTAGAACCGGCCTTTATACGCTCACGCGCCATCTTGACATCACTATAAGTATCAACATAGGTTGGTTGGTTACTAGATAACACACCATCCGTTAAATTAGGACGTTTTAATAACGTGGAAGCATCCGATACGGGGTTACTTTCTATTGGAGTATCCCCTATTTTAAATTTGTCCACTTGTTTGTCTTCCGGTAAAGAAGTATAAGCCAAGTCAATATCAATAGGGTCTCTGGAACCAGCCTTTAGGCGTTCACGCGCTTTCTTTATGCGGTCAGTCTTAAACTGGTCGGTGCCCATATTAAATATGAAGGGATAATCTTTTACATCAGCCACTTACATACTCCAACTTGAACTTCCCCAATTTTTCCTTGAACCTCTCTGGTCGGGAGACATAGAATACCACTCCTGTAAAAACGGATAAGATTTTATTGTTGACTCCCACGGGTCGGCATATTGAGGACGTGAGGGATTACTTAAATCTCTTATCTCCTGTTGCGCGCCTCTTAATCCTCTCTCATCCAAGGTTGGTTCGTAAGAAGTAGTTGCGGTTGGTTCCCAACCGGGGAATAACCTATTTATTTCTTTCTGTGTCTCTTGGTTATATACCGGAGTTGTAACTTTAGCCGGGTTACCATAAGACGTAGCTGATTGCTTGGTTCTTAAATTAGCGTACCTCTGTTGTTCAGCTTCCTTAATAGTCCCAAACCACATATCCCGGGCATCAGGATTTTTCCGGTTAAAGTCATTATAAACTCTATCCCTGAAATATTTCCTTTGCGCATTACTAAGCCCACTGGTATTTCTATTCCAAACATCCTGGTAATCAGGTACTTCCTGTGCAGCCCAGTAATCGTTAAACCCATTTTTGTTGGGGTCTTGAGCTTGTCTAAGTTCTTCTAAATAAGACTTCCATTCGGTTTCGTTCATTCCCTAGCCTCCCGAAAACCAGTTGGTACGCTTACCACCATATTTACGTTTATACGCATCCAATAAAGGAGTGGATGATGGTATGAAATTGTAATCTTTTTGCTGTTCCATATTAGTTAATGCATTCGCCATCGCGGAAGTATCAATGAAGTACGGGGTTGCTTTACCCGCTCTTACCTCTTGTCTCATAGAATCGGCGGTATCACCTTGTTTAACTACACGCCCTTGAGCAAGTTGCGCTAATTGCTCTGGTGAAGTGGCGGTAATCGAACTTGGTTCGTAACCACCACTAAATTGTCTTGCTTGAGCCATACCCGTACTTCTTAGTTGTTCAGCTTCTGTTTGCGCTTTGTAGTCGGCGTAATCCTGCTGCTGATTTGCGGCATTCTTATTTTTCTGCGTATCCGATGTATACCAGAAATCGTAATCGCTTCTAGAAAGGTCGTTATACAACGGCAAGTCCTTTAAGGTTAGGCTACCGTCATTGACTGACTTTACATATTCATCCGTCTGGTTTTTGAAACTTATCGCATCATCCGGAGATATTGCGTTATCCTTTATTAAGTTAGCTAAATATTCCGATAGTCTGGACTGGTAAGTACCAACATCAGGGATATCAAATTTATTGGTAGCCTTATTGTACTGCGTATCGTATTCAATTTTTAACCTTGATGCTTCCCCAAAGTCATTAGGGTCAACTTCAGGATAGTAAGTCTTCAACCACTGTTCAAACGTAAGTTTTACATCAGGCATATTTTACTCCTGTACCGCGCCCGAAGGCGTAGTTCCCATCTGTTCCGGTGGCATTGTAGAGGCTGACATTCCCGTAGGTTCCGGCGGTGTACCACTACCAGGATTTTCTATAGATGTTTGCTCGGTGGGGGTTAAGTCTCCACCCCCACCACCCACAGAATTAGGGTCTCCTCCCTGTGCCATAATCATCTGTTTCAAAGCTTGAAGGATATTTTGTGCCCTGTCCATATCCTTGTCTTCCACTGCTTGCATATAGGCTTGGAATAACCTATTGAGAGGTAGATTGTCAGCCCACTCCATAGATACTTTAGCGTCTTCTAAGTCCGCATCCTGAACTCCCAAGTATTCCGTTCTGGCAGTTCTCATCGAAAGCAGATTACTCTGTGTAGCTAACCGTGCCATCTCTAATCTCTGCGCATCATCCTTGGGAAGCATCGGGGATAATTCAATTTCAGGTATCCAATCACCCTGAATCTGGTCAGGAGCTATAAACTGTTCCGTAGGATAACCGAATGGTTGGTTATGACTATTTCTACCGCGTACAGCAATAGGAGGGAACGCCATAGAAGTATATTGCTTCAAGAGTTCCCTACACTCAACGAAGTAAGAGTTAGTCATACATTCCACGAAAGGTTGTAGAACTGTTTCAAGACTGCCCTGGAGTTGATTGATAGCGTAACCAGAGAGTCTGAATCCTAACTCTCCGTAAGCTGTGAATGGTAGGGTTGCTCTCTGAAATTCCCCTAAGGCAAAAGCTAATATAGCTGAAGCATCCTGTGGCATTGATGGTAGACGGATAGGATTGATACTTTCCCCTACTTTCATGTTTATTGAGGCTGCCTTTTCTACCTGAAAGATATCACCCTCAATACCACTTTCTCCAAAGACAGTATTAATAGTATAAGGGCCTTTCACCCCACGGTGAACGATCGAAAGATAGTCAGAAGCTATCTTATTGATTTGAGGGATAATGCCTCTAACCCCAGCAAAGGCCGATTCTCCCGTATAGACTAATGAGTCGGTCATATTATCTTGATTAACAAGTGGGGTAGCCCCTACCTTAAAGACATAAACGGGGCAGTGGTTCAGGCCATGAGGCGTTAATGGTTTTACCCACTCATTATCAACATAGACACCGTAAGACTCTTTATCCCAGAAGTCAATTACCTTTACAGTTTTTGCTTGGGTAATAAGTTTCTTCTGGTATTCATCCTCTACCTCTTCTCTTGTAGATTGGCGAGTATTGGCATACCATAGAGTGCCATTAGAACCAACTCCATATCTGCCGTTATACAAATCCCATACCTTATTTTCAGGTATAGTTTTCCCCTCGTTATTAACATAGATATAAGGTCGAACTGCGAACCCACCGCGTATGCAGGAATACCATGCTTTCAATGCACGATTGGATGGTGAATCGGGAATAACGGAATTTGCCTCATCGTTAATCTTGATACATCCGTACCAGAATCTTTCAGCGTTATTAGCTATTTCCCTTAAATCTTTAGATAGGGATTCTTCAGGAACCCTGATAATCAATTTTGCTATGGTTAAAAGTGAGATAATCTTAGCCGCATAAGTCCGTGACATATTTGACGTGTATGAAAGATAGCCACTCCCGGCGTCATAGGGACTCATACGCCAGATATTCCAATCTGACTCCCAACGAGCTTTTAAGAGAGCCCAGCCTGTATCTCCCTCAAACTCGCTTATCGCCTTTTTAATCTCTGCTATATCTTTCATATTACCCTATGCTATGGTAACCGATTCGTTTATATTTGGAGTAGGTGAAACTGTACTGGTAATCTTTACCGCCTTTGGCATACCCATCCGGGCACGGTTGATAAGGCAGTTAATCCTCGTTTTCATGTGAGGGTGTAAATCTCCGATAACTACCACCTGGGTTTTAGTACCAATCACGTATTTTTCCTCACCTTCTATAAGTATGGCAAGGGGCATCATGGCAGTCAATTCGCCTTGTTTTAAATGTCTGAAGTCGTTAAGAGTAATAGTGTTCATTAAAAATACCTCACTTTAATTTTCCCACTACGTTTTGTATATCCGAATAGGTTAACCAACCCATAAGTCAGAGCTTTAATACCATGATTGTTTTTATCATCAGGAGTATCTCCTATTATCGTATTATCTTTATCGGTTTTCCATAAGTAAACTCGTGTCTGTCCGTCTATAGGATTAGCACATCCACCAAATTCAGAGATAATACCTTTACACTTAGCGTTGATATGAAGCATCGGTTCTTTGGTTTTGGGGTCAACTATCAAGAACCTCTTAATAACTTCAACCCCATCTTTAATCAAGAGTTTTTCACTCTGAAGGTTAACCTTACCCTCATTGGCCCATATCTCCGATACCGCTGGCATAGCCTGATGCTGTGTACCTGCTACGTCAATGGCTCCGCCGGTTACTTGACACCACCATGCTTTTTGTTTACAGATGTTTATCATTTCCGATGTAGTTAACCCGCGTTCAAATACCTCGTCTACAATCCATAGATGGTCGTTTTTCTTTTGGGCTACTTCTATCGCATAGGCCGTAGCATAACCGGGGTCAACGAATAAGTAAACTGGAAGTGTAGAATCATACTGGAATCTCTTGTCTACTCCCGTATGGATAGGTAGACTAAATTCTTCAAATACCCTGCCTTGTGGCGGACAGGGGATACCACCGTATCTTTCTTTAAAATAATCAGGAGGGGTAGCCCTCTCCAGTCTTAATATTTCAGGGTCTTCCCGTCCACCGGGGAAAATTGACAGATTTGACCAAGTAGGCAGACTGAATGATTTTATCTCATCGGTATCGTTAACGGATGATTGTCCCCTTTGATACATTTCCGGGTACCAGCCGAGTGAACTTTCAAAGGTTCCCGATAGGAGCATCCACCCGCGCTTTTCAGCGATACGTCCACGGAGTCTTAGATAAGTCTCGTAGTCTACCTGTGAGGCTTCGCATACTACAACACCATCAGGAGCCTCCATAGCGAGCTTACGGGGGTCTTGGGCGGACTTAGTGAGTACTTTAAACCCCCCTACTACTTCTATAATACCAGGGTCAACCTGCTTTGAGGCTACGTATCCTAAACCTAATCTATCTAAGTGCTGGCAAAAGTAATCAAATTCTGCGCGAGTACGGTTGTAGTCCGCCGCGACAAGCCAATAGAGTTTACCTTTGCCATGAAGGAAACGGGTAGCAAGGAATAGGGCAGATATAGCCGATTTTCCCCCTCTTTCCCCGCCAGCTACAAGTATCTCTCTATTAGGACAATAGAGAACATTACTTTGGTCTGGAGATGGTTTAAAGTCCAGCTTATCCGCTACTAATCTTATTTGTTCTGTAGTAGGCAATTATCTCCTGTTAGGCATATACCCGTATTTCGCGTAAAATTCCAACATATCACTAGCGTGTTCATTATTGAAAAATTTAGCTTTGTTTGCCGCAATCCCAAGCACATCCGCAACATTAGTTCCTCTCTTGTAATTAGGGTCGGAATATAATTGACCAATACCAGTACTATTCCCACTCGCCCCAGTATCAGCGGGATTCGACATAGAGGTCACATTTGAACTGCTGGAGGTTAGTGCCGATAGGATATTGGGGTCTATGAAGGCATATGAACGATTTGGCGTACCCCATCTTTGCGGTCGGGCAAACCTACTCTGTTCACTGAATCTCTGCGGGGCTTGAAATCTGCTTACATCCGGCATATTTATCTCTCCTATAAGAATTACTAATAGTGATATTAATGCAATCCACTTAAGGATTTTCATTCTTTACTATCTCTTTGAGTTGTTCCTCCAGGATATTTGCCTTTGGTTCCTCTTTAACTTCCACTGGCTTCTCCGGTACTTTCTTAACATCTATTAGTTCACGGAGTAATTTCTCTAACTTATCCGTGTTTAAGTCTATCTTGGCATTGTCCCTATATTCAGGGCGTAGCTTCTTTAACCTAAATTCATGCGCTCCCGGACTATTACTATTATCTAGTTTAGCTTCCAGTCTATCCGCTATGATATTCTGTGCTATCCTTACCTGCTCCTCAAAAGTCTTGTCCTTTTCAGCTAACAAGTACAATTTTGTAGACTTAACACCCAGTACCTTAGCGGCCTCGCTAAGATTATCGGCCTGTTCTGTTTCTATCAAACCAATAACTTTATTTTTCAGGGCATGGAAAGTAGGGTCTTTCTCCGTGGGCTTAGGCCCAGGCTTCATACTTCCCGGCTTACTAAATGAACCTTTTGGTCTACCCATTATCGTCTCCCCATACTACCGCCACCGCGGTAACCTAATTTCACATGGTCGGCTGAAGTCTTATTAAAAACACGTGCGGCCCATCCTTTTGTTGCAGAAACCACTACACCTATCGCAACTGATGCTGTTATTATTATATTTTTCAATCTTAACGCCGTAGTAAGAACCCCGATACTCACAGCAGATGTTTTCACCGCCCCGAATATCTTTGAGGAAGTTGCGGTAACCCCGATTGATATAGCGGATGCAACCCTTACACCCCATGCTCTGGAAGCGGAAGCCACTATACCGATGATAACTGAAGATAGAACGGTTGTTTTGAATATTCGTGATGCGGCGGTAACAACCCCGACTATCACAGATGAATTTCGTATTGATTGGTAAAGTCTCATAGCGGTAGCGCTAATACCGATTGAGACGGATGATAAGACGCTAGTCCCAAATGATTTAGTCGCAGAGGTAGCTATTCCGATAATAACGCTTGCTAAAGTATGTAATCCAATTATGTGAGATGCAGTAGTTGCAACACCTACTGTAACCCCATCTCCTGTACTGTAGTAAACAGTGATGCGGATGTGGTCTACTCTTGCTATTTCATCTGAACTAGCAAAGTCTGCTTGTAGAACTACACCAAAATCAGCATCGTTTATATCTGTTGGGGTTAATGTTTCCCCCCATAAATCAGATACACCACCATAAGATTTATATGTGTCAGAAGTTTGCCAGCTATTTACAGTGTCAGCTTTATTTTCAGACCCTATTGAACCATCTGCTTTAACTAATTTAACAGCCTCATCGTAAGCATTACCATCCCCATCACGTTTTCTTTCTATTTCAACTTTTATTCCATTTATTACTGCACCGATGGGAATAGAAAAACTAAAGTTGGAAGCCTTGAGATAATGAGTTGTTGTCCAAAAATCAGAATACGCATAGACATTATCACTAACCTTAGCGTTATTATAGTCAATCCACTCTGAAGTCCCAACACTATCATCATCTGCCATTGTCCCAGGAGAATTTGGGCCTTGACTCGCAGCTAAACTACCTGATATTCTGATTGCTTTGAATATCCTCGATGCAGTGGCTATAACTCCGATACTCACAGCAGATACAATCCTCTTTCCCCATGCACGTGATGCCGTTGCCACTATCCCAACTATTAAACTGGCGATACGTTTGAATCCAGCAATTCTCGAAGCTACGGAAAGTACTCCGATTGATATAGCGGAGTTAACGGTAGTATTTACTACTTCATCTGTCCCTGTTGCATAGATACTACCATCAGACCCAACATCTAATGTATATGATTGCGTTCCGGCTCCAAATTGGTCGTTTACTTTATAGTAAACGCCACTTCCTCCGGGGTTAACAGTCCAATCAATATATCCCGTTGCATAGAAGCAACCTAGAAAATCACCTATCGTAACATCACAGTTTTTACCAGTGTATGTCTGTTCACTTCCTGAAGTTACATTACCGATAGTTTCAACATCATGTGGAGTGTAAGAAGTACTACTTCCTGTGAATGTACCTAATTTAAGACCAGTCCCATCTTGATTAAAATAAGCCTGCATTGTGTCTATGATTCCTGTGCCATTTGATGGGTTGGTACGGAAAACAAAGGTATAACCTGCTATATTTTGAGCGGCCCTATTTGTAGCTCCTGGACCAACATCAATAGACTGTGGAGTAATAAACTTGGCTTTACCATCGGCAGGTAATAGTAAGTTAATTCCGCCTAGTCTCTGGTTGGTAAAGTTCTTGGTTTGCTCATCAAAAACGGCAGATTTGACACTGGATAGCGTGGTCTTACCCCTAGCGTAAGGACTGATTAAATGAGCTGATAGGTGAGGTTGTTCAGGTGTTGACTTTGACGACATGATGTTATCAATAGTTGCCAGCACGTCTTTGGTGTAGGTGTCCTTTATAAACTCATCGAAGAGTGTTTTGGTAGTGTTCTCGTCAATGCCGACGAAGATTGACAGGCATGGATTCAACTGCCAGATGTGGGGCAGACTGGCAAGCCATTTGTCGTAGGCTTTCTGGTCTATAGGTTGCCCTGATTCATTTACCTTGCCAGTATAACCACCTTCAGGAACAACAGGAACGTAGACATAATTTTTGGCATAGGACTTTTCAAGAGGTTCTGGAAATAAATCCAGCCTGCCTTTGAGTTGCCCTTTATGCCAGTGAGTTCCTGAAGGTTCAAAGACTAACTTCACGGTTTATCCTTTTACTACGCTCCAAGTTTAAATTGCATCTTCATTTCTACGGTCAATGTATCCGAGGTGGCAAAGACAACTCCCGCCGCAAAACAACATTCAGAGAAAAGAACATCTGGCGTTGCCTCGTTATTGCAACACCCAAACCCTGTAATAGTAGCGGCTTCACCCGCCGTAAATACATGGTCAAGTTCCACAGTATCGTTTGCAACAGTTGTCTGTGAAGTAACCACAGTGGCGGCAGCAACCATACTAAACCCTGACTTTGTACTCTTGGTAGCGGCCGGAGTGGTATAGGTTGACGCTTCAGCAGCTGCCGTACACGTTCCCTCGTAACATACTACCTTTGCCATCTTAGTAGCGGCCTCACCCGCCACTAATTTTGCTATCTCGGCATAACCCTGCGTTGTCGGCTTCTGACTCTGCGCCATTCTATTTTCCTCCTAAAAGTGGGTCAACATTATAATGCCTGCACACCGGGCAGGTGAGTTTTATATTAGCGTGGATGGCTGACCATAAAGTATCCGGTGACGGTACGCCCGTCCGGTATCGTTCCAAAATATCTTTACCCCTGTTTGCTTCCGCAAAAGTTACTCGTCTGGCATGATAAGAGGCTACCAGCACGTACGTAAGAGATTCTATGAGATATTTCCATAGGCATTTGAATCTGATGCACTGCGGCACTACCGGCTCTTGTATGGACGCCTGCCTGGAAATAAGAACACCCTTACCATCTCTGTGTTCTGCCCCCCAACTAATAGATAATCCACCAGATAATGATGCAGCAGTCATGAAATCTCCTTATAGCCCACTTCTACCATAATCGCTTGCCTTAAAATGCCTCTTTGAGCATAAATCACCCAAGAATAACGGGTTCCGGGCAAACTTACGCCGCATCTCTTTATTACATTTTGGGCAGGAAGGTCTCTTCATGTCATCTATGCTCTGTATTGTCTCTTTTTCCGAGTTACAAGCATCACATACATTTTCGTATATCGGCATATTCTCCCTCTCTGCCCTTCCTATCCCCCCTAGTATACTGAAAATACTACTATTAGTCAAGTTTATTTTATACCATCCATAACTTTTACTCATAACTACATGCGTAATTGCGCAATTGCGGATATACTCTTTTTATAAAATTAAAAACAGACGGATATATACAACAACACACACGTACCCACTTGGGGTCGGTGGCACCTCTTGTTCTCCATAGGCAGTCCATTCCATAGGCTCACATGACACGAGCCATAATGAGTAGGGGGTGTGCTTTAAGGGCAAGCTACACAGCTATAGTGTGGGGTATGGGTATGAATTAAGACTAAATGGCTAGGAGTTCGGCTTTAATCTTGGCTTCCCATTCATTCAAAGGAAGGCGCGCGTCCTTTCGAGGGCGGCGTAGTTTACAGTTGCATGGATGGCAGATAGCACGTAGGTTAGCTTCAGAACGATCCTGCGATACAGCCCAAGGAATGATATGGTCAACCTCATTAGCAGGCTCACCGCATACCTGGCAAGTGTAATTGTCACGCTCAAGTATACTCTCCCTGTAGCCGGTACGTTCCTGATATCCTGAATATCTATGCTTCATACTATCATTCTACCGCACATAACATATAGCGTCAAGATTCGTTATGTCTCGTAATGTGTTAAGTTGTCATGATATACATGTTCGCAGCGAGATAATGCGGGGGCTGTAGTGGACGTGGGGCGGGGTTAACACCATACACCAGGCAATAGAAGAGGCGCTTTTTCGGGGGGGGGGGGGCGGGTGGGGGTATATTCCCCTGGCGGTCCAGCCGGTCAACAATCTATAGTAGAGACAAGTATGAGGTTGACAGTGCATATAAGAAAAACCTATGGGATATATAAGGGATTACAAGAAATAAGGGATAGATATATGGGAGATAAATAGCCAACGGTGTTTGATTATGTAAAGCTTTAGAACATGACATAATTGACACGTTATGAGTAAATAAGAACATAAGAGTGTAAATATAGACGCTGTAGGATTGAAATCTGGCGTTTGGGGGTAGTTTGGTATCCCCATGCTTGAGAGTAAGGGCGGGTAATGAACATGGAATAAATCAAGGGTATTGGAGAGTTAACCGGGATTAGAATATCTTGGTATTAAACTGTTGATAATGAGGTTTAGATTGTTTACGTTTCTTCGGTGGTATGTAACCTGGCGAAGCCGGTATAACCTTCACTGATCCATTACGTGCAGTGTTCTTAATATCATCTATTTGTTGTTTAAAACTACCTGGCGTGTCGCGGTATTTCATAAGGTAGACTATCCCCCGTTTTGTTTACACACTCTTATATAGAGTACGAATGTATGAAATGTAATGAGTGTTTGTTATTTTGTGAGTTTACGAGCAAAAGATTCTTTTACGATTCTACGCTTTTCTTTTATTATATCATACACCACAAGATGACAACAATGTCACGTTATTCGCAAGATAGCTACAACAGGACAATTACGTCATGCTGAATCTTTATGAAATCTTTATGAAAAGTTTACAACTACACCTCATTTTGTGACTTAATTGTGACTTCCATCTGTTTTAATGAGTGTATCAAGGGAAATAAATAGGAGGTTAGACAACATGACAACTAAACTAGAAAACAAACAATTATTTGACGAGAAAAGGAAACTATACATGGAGGATAAAATCACACATAAAGACTTTTATTTGTGGCTAGCCTCGTTTATCGGGGTAACTAAAGCCCAATTACCGGTATCGCAGGATTGTATCAATGCCAGTCAAGATGAAAACCTGAATGACATCCCTTTGCAGCTATGGGATACTCAAGATTATATTGTCCGGCTTAAGGCCTATAATAGAGGCCTTCCTTGGTCAAAATCAGATACCGTGTGTGTTTTAAAAGCTCTAGCTCGGAGCTAACCCCGAAACAGGCGTAAGCCTGTCTGCTAGTGATTCTAGCACTGATGATGGGGATCGTACCTTAACAATCCAGTCCATTTAAGTCTAACAGAGGCTTCACGTTAGGCCGGATAACATAAGCTCACTCGTTTATCGGGTTATTCCTAATATCAAGCGGAAAGCGAGATAAAATGACTGAAACTATTTATGGATGGAATAAAATGCCTAGTGTAAGAACTGGCGGTAAACCTTATTTTTATACTAAACTCAAAGAGAATATCCGTTACTGTGTTGTTTGGAACAGGGGTGTAAAAAAATGGGAAGCAACTAAAAGTGACCAGCATTTTATGTACCTAGATAACGGAATAGAACTCAAACGCTTTTTAAAATTACATTAAACTCCAAATAGCTTGATGTTAGGCACTACCCGATAAAAATTATAAAGTGATTCCTGTCTAGCTAAAGAAAGTGAGAGAACAAATGAGTAAATACCAAGTACGGAGAAAAGTAGAAATCGTTTATCAAGTAACTGTAGAAGCTGAAACACTTAAAGAGGCAGAACTTATTGCAGAAGATATGGGGACTTTTAACGCTGACCAAGATAGTTCCCGTGATACCGGATGGAAAGCAAGATTGATTATAGATTAATTCTAATCCAGCTAGGCGGGCATGACTCTATAAAATGAAAGGGGAGATATGAAAATCTTAATAACGGAAATTAAGGACATTGATAATGCTAGTGGAGTACAAATAACAGCCTTTGTTTATTGGCGCGGTTTACCGCCACCGGATTATCAAAACAACGAAACAGACGAACAGTACGCCGCCAGGGTAAAGCCCATCGCAGAAGATATAGCGGGTTACTCCAACCTTCATATCGGGCGGGCTGAACTTTTGCAAAACGCTCAAACTATCAGCATCCCCAAAGTTAGTGAATATGAGTAACACCATCCTATAGACTAGAAAATATAGAAAGGGGAATAAAAGAAAATGTGCGAATATATCAGTTGGATACCCAAGAAAAAAGGCAATTATTTCCTAACCTATCATCAGGTATTTGAGACAGAAAAGGGGCAACAGTTAAGGGATAAACTCAAGGGTGATTGGTACGGTCATTCAGGAATCAAGTTCTACTATGACCTGGTAGACACGGATGAAAGTTCTTATCTGCAAAAGGAATGTACGGACTTTTCTACACCGGATAACTTCCCCGCCGATATCGTAATGGCTATTAAAGCCGGGGAGATGGGCGGATATCTAAAGGATAACCTTTTTGTTTTGCTATCAGAAGATGGTATTGGTGCATACTCCCTCGAATGTCCGTCCTATGCTGACTTGAACAAAGCCTATGCTGACTGGAAAAAAGCCGATGCTGACAGGAACAAAGCCGATGCTGACTGGAACAAAGCCTATGCTGACTGGAACAAAGCCGATGCTCTAGGCAAAATTTTCTGGAAAGTATTTTCTAACCCTCTTAACAGAATTGAAGTCTGGAGATAATAGCTAATCTCTTGATAGGTTGCCCTGGTAAGCCGGGGCCACCCATGAACGGATTAACTTGAAAGGAATACGCCATGATAGTAACCATACTCCTAACGTCTCTAGCTCTTTACTGGCTTATGGCAGAGACCAACTATCTCACTGTCAATCTTAGCGCACCTGTTGTTGACTGTAGCGCATTACATGGCCTCACCGGCGATTATCTAGACGGGTATGACGGGAGTGATAGCGTGTACCTGGATGACTACCAGAAGCAACACGATGATATGCTGGACGAGATTCTACAGAAACAGGTAGACAATTACGAGTATGCACAGTATCTGGCGGAACAAAACGCAAAGGTGCGCCCGGCCAATGTTCCCGGGGATCGGTTTAACCGTTTAGCTTATCACGATTGCTCACAGTCTGCAAGAATCTTAAACCTTTATAAAGATAGCGAAAAATGGGAACTCTTTATGACTTTTCCCAATGCAAATACTCATATGTAAATCTAGTAACCCCAACAAATAGAAAGAGGAGATTGAAAAAAGATGGCTAACATGAGTTATTGCAGGTTTGAGAACACATACCGTGACCTAGTGGATTGCGACAACAACCTTAACGATGAGCCTGAAAGTGAAACAGAAAAGAAGTACCGCAATAAACTAGTCAAGCTCTGTAAGAAAATCGCAGATGATTTTAGCGATTAACTAACCACCAAATAAGAGAAAGAGGAGAATAATATGACAAAGTACTACAAACTCACAGATGAAAAGGACTGCACGAGAGACACTCAATGGGGGGCAGGAGTTACCCATAAGGCAACTGGCACTGGTAAGGAAATGTGTTCTGCCGCTGTTATCCATGTCTATGACCACCCACTGAAGGCCGTCATGTTCAACCAGATTCATGCCAATTTTACTTCCTATCATTTATGGGAGGTGCAAGTTAAACAGGTTGTTGCCAATGATAAATTGAAAGCCGGAGTCAAACAATGCACCACCGTCCGGCAAATAAAAGCTCCCATAATTACAACAAATCAACGGGTAAAATTTGCAATCCTCTGCGCTCTCAAAGTATATAAAGGAGAATCCTTTGTTTCCTGGGCTAATAACTGGCTATCAGGGAAAGACCGTACAGAGTCAGCAGCAAGGTCAGCAGAGTCAGCAGCATGGTCAGCAGCAGAGTCAACAGCAAGGTCAGCAGAGTCAGCAGCATGGTCAGCAGCAGAGTCAGCAGCATGGGCAGCAGCAGAGTCAGCAGCAGAGTCAGCAGCATGGTCAGCAAGGTCAGTATGGGCAGCAGCAAGGTCAGCAGAGTCAGCAGCAGAGTCAGCAGCTATTGATTTTGTAGCACTCATAAAACAAGCGATGGAGTAACCCAAACAAAATAAAAGAATAGGAGAAAGAATAAGATGTTTACAGTAGGAACACGAGTAAAGGTAATTGATGAGAAACAGTGCGCTGCCGTATGTGTGGAAGTTGCAAAGCTTGGAATGAAGGGAACTTGTCTCAAAAACGAGCACACTAGTTCTAACAGAAAACCCTATGTCTTTACCGCGCTAGACGGTTCTTCCCAAGGATGGTTTTTACCTACAACAGCCCTAAAGCGTCTCCACGTCAAGAAAGTAGAGGTATAAACATGAAAAAGTTAACCAAACGTGAAGCAATTAGAGAGTGTAAACGCAAGTATCGGGCTATCATGGCCGGCGAACCTATACCGGAGAGATTCGAGGATAGAACATACTGGGGATATTGCCCCCTGTGCCAGTATAAAAAAGAACAAGAGGTACATATTTTAAATGGTAACTGCAACTGTCCCTTTGTTCAACAGTACGGGTTTGACTGCATGGAAGAAGGAACAAACTTCAGTGACAACCCCAAGGAATTTGCTAACCTAGTATTCGGGTTGAAGGAGTAAACCATGATGATATTACCAGTGATAACAAACGCCTGTGAAGAAATTGGCTGCGATGAACCTGACTTATCATGTAATGGATGCGCAAAAACCAGACAGCGTGATGCCGACCAACAGATAGTCAACTCCCTTACGGAATTACTGGAAAAGATAAACAAAATCATTTATGACGAGTATAACCGCACCGAGGGAGAGAATAAATCGGTATGTTTCATCGGGGAAGAAGTGGAAAAGATAACTAAAAAGGCTTTAGAGGGTAAATAGATATGTCTAACCTACACCACATGATTAAATGCACCGGCTGCCATGAGGAGAAACTCTGGATGGAAACATTCACGATAAATACACGCCCGTTTTGTACAGTTTGCATCCAGAAGCATGACCTGTTTAAGAACGAAGGGCAACGTATCAAGCGCGTACTCAAGAACCATTTCAAGGCCGTAAAAGCCGGGGAACGAAATGAAAACACTTAACTTAATTCGCTCCGCGCTGGCCGTCCTGGTAATCCTGGCACTGTGTGTTATTGGCTATATTTCTGAACGTCAACAACAGAACGCCGTGGTAACCCTCCAAGCCCGTCTGTCCGGGGCTACAGCGAAAATCCTAGCCCTCCAAGCGTCTGTTGAGTATTATGAGGCGTTAACAGATAATCTAACACAGGAATTGGATTATGCGCAGTCTAAACTGACGGCATGTGAAGGGAAATGATACTGGTAGAAATGGTTGAGCCCACCAGATGCGAACTAGTGGGCTCTCAAAGGGCATAAGACTGGTATATCAGTAATCTTATTTTACTTTTAGTTGGTCCTATTTGTCAAGCCCCTCGGAAATCGAGGTTTATTCATACACTCTCTTTTAAGTCCATTACTTCTTGAGCCAGTCTTTTGACCGCTATCTCACAGTACTTTTCGCTTTGTTCAATACCAATACATCGGCGGCCGAGTTTCTTACCTGCCACCAGTGCTATTTCAAATTGGTCTGACCATCCTCCGCGAAACGGGCCACTAGCCCCACGCCGGATAACAATTAGGTGACTATCCTGAAGTAAACTCTGAAAAAACTCTAGTTTATAACGTGGTGCTACCCAAAACTGATTAGCGGCTAGTTTTCTACAACTATCTGAAATAGATTGCATGATTTCCTTATATTCCCCATCTGGTAAATCGTCCTTGTAACCATCATATTCTTTACCGCAATTATAAGGGGGGTCGGTTATTACTAAATCTACTTTACCAAGTAGAGGGAAAATATTACGGCAGTCTTCACAGTAAATCGTGATACCATTTTTATCGTAGTAAGGTTTATTCATCTCTCATCCTCGTTTCACAGCAGATTATGGCGTTAAGAGTCACTTTACTTGTCTCCCCGTATCTTCATAAAATCACTCTCCAATAGTCCGGGTTAAATACTCTATTTTCTAATCCTTTATATATCTTTATAGTATAGGGGGGTATGGGGGGATGTCCTGTTTTGCAACATTATGGTAAAGCTGTCCATCGTATTTAGCTTTGAGAAAAACAGGACAAAAACAGGACATGGCAGGACAAGACCTGACTAACCAGACAAACAGGACAAACAGGACAAGATTATTTATCATTAAAACTGTGGCTCCGAATCCCCAAAGTAACGTTGAATGTTGTTGAATTGTCCGTGTTCATCAAACCCATAAGACCACATCATATTTTCAGGGTGAATGTTTTTCTGTGCAGGTTTTTTTACGTGCTTTATTTTTAACTTATGGCTGCTCAATGAGAGATATATAAAGGCGCGTTTGGCCGTTGTTCCACCGCCATAAGCATAATCACGATCTATTGTTTTCTTAACCCCCTTGACGAATGTAGTTGATGGTGGGGGTATCTGCATACCAATGATAACTACTCCGGTTGTCAACTTACGGAATATAGCGTCTATTTCCACACCCGCCAGGTAGAAATCGCTATTCATATCAAGGTAGTCAATTACAGAAACATGGTCAGGCTTTATTACATCAGCAAAATTATCATATCGTTCATAGGCATTTATAGGAGCGTCAAGAGGTATGCCTATATCTAAGAATCTGTCTTTCATCTGTTCGGGGCCGGTCTCACTATTGTACAAATCTATTTCGTAAGTATACATATTGAGTTTTATAAATTCGTAAAGGAAAGTTGTTTTGCCCTCTTGTTTACTTCCAGCTACAATGGCTATATTTTTGGGGTACATGAGAGCATAGTTTTCTATTTGGAAAGGCCATTTAAGAGGTACGATGTTTTCTGTGTTGGCATTACGCCAGTCAATCGGGGGAGCCTCGGTGTCAACCGTCCGGTAATTACCAAACCCCTTAGTCTCTTTTTTTACTACACCTTTTACTTCGAGGCGGTCTAAAATCTTACGGAGATACCCTTTCCCTTCCGGTGTTTGAATATTAAGTTCGGCCCAAATATCCTTAACATTGAATGAACCTTTTGTAAGACCTACCCATTGTTCTATAACGGCTTGCGTTAATTCTTTAGGCATTAGTCCTCATCCCACTGTATCCGTCTTGAAATTATGCGGAGGAGTTTTTTGTTAACCCTGGCAAAGTCGGCGGGGTCAGTCAATGCCTTACCGGAGATGTAAAGGTTTGCATGTCCCTGTATTTCCGGTGAACGCTTGAAAATGAATTGATATCGGGGGCCGGAATAATCTATAGCTTCAAGATTAAAGCCGGATGTAATAAGATAACATGCTAGAGGTGTGTCTGACGTTGGGTAAAAGATAGCTAAATCAACCATTCATACCATCCCATAATTCCATAATACTAAGAACATTTTAAGCCGTATTTACGGAGTTGTCAATCTTGTTTTTGAAAATATACGCGAACCATGGAAGGTTTAAGTTTTCTCTTAATATTATTCATAGTAGTAAGTATCGCCTTTGTATCACCTTTTAGCTTAAGATAATCAATAGTTTTCATATTAGTAAAAGTCCTCTCGTTTCTTTTGATAGGTGGGTTTTTCCTTGAGTCGCCTCACATCCAGTTCCAGTTGTCCGATCCTTTGTAAGTTCTTGTCCGTGGTATCAGAGTGTTCATAGACTACCACATGCTGTATCGGCGGGGTTATCTCCGCTTCAGGTTCATAGACTTTCAGGGAGCGTGTAATATCGCGTGTCATGTTCTCACGGCGATGACGGCGATACCAATAAGCCCGGAGTTCTGCCCCGTTGACTATATGACCGTCACTTATAAACACACACGGTTGGCCTGGTATATGAATGACCTCTTGCATATGAACTCCTGTTAATCCAAGAACATAGCTTCACAACTATTACTGGCATACCGTATCGGCTTGAGGTGTTGCTTGATATAGAGTTTGTGTTCCTTGCACTCGTTGCCAGAACTAATGCAGTTGGTTTCAGAAGGCACACATCTTAGGCATGGATTAGTTTTAACTTGTTTTTCTTTATTCATAATCACTCCTATGTGGTTAGTTATTCTCGGTTGATAAAGCTGAAATAGTAACCTCTACCATCTCATCATCTTCACAACTATCACACAGTGCTTTTAAGTTCAGTTCCATACCCCATAACCCGCACTCTTTACAAGAAGCTGGAGACTCATTTACGTGAGGGATATTAAGTAAAAGTTTTTCTTGAACACCATCCTTGAATATACTGGGAGCGTTTTTTATTAACGTAACTCTAAAATCAAGGTAGGAATCTACGGCGTCACGAATCCATGATGGTTCGTTCCACCCAACTTTTTTAGCTTCTTTTGCCGTATGTGCAAAAATGAGGATTGCACCTTCATGAGGTTCATCCTGATAACAACCCATATATGGTTTTAGTTTTGTATCCATATCTTTTCACTCCGTGACTTTATTTACGATTATTCTCGTAATCAATCTGCCATTGCTTTAAAGGCAATCCACTCTGCTTTAATTTGCTTTTCCTTTTTCCTTTGTTCCATGTTCTATTTGAAGGAAAACCCTTACCGTAAGCCCTTGCCATATCTTTTCACTCCTATGGGATAGTTAGTTATTTGTGTGCGCCTGTTTCCTTGAAGAAACACCATCCAAACTTTTTACACATGGATTTTTCATCACAAGCATTATCGGGGCATTTGTGGGCAGAGCGACAAGGTTTTCTATTTTCCGTTAATGGTTGTGGCTTTATTGCGCCGTGGTTTATTCCACGCTCTTGACTTGCATTTGGGGCAAACATCCGGCGTGAAGAAATTACGCGGTATCCATTCATGTAGACACCGCAAGCACTTCAAAGTAGTTAATTTAATATGTTTCATACCACTATATTATACCCATAGGTAATACCATGCAAGTCTACTTACGGTTAATGTCAAGGAATTATAAAACCTTACCCATGAGTGATACTTTAACTACCTCTCTCTATCTCTCGTTTCCTCGCTTTTACGTATTTGACATTCCTACCCATAGGTACTATTATTGAACTGTTGGCTTAGGGGTGAGAGTACGACCGAAACGAAGATGTATTTCTGTGAAACGGACGTCAAGCACAATCCCCTAACCAACTTCACAAGATAGGAGATGCAAGATGAATAAGAGACCCATTGATATATTACTTGACCAGGTTGATTATAAACCCATACCTGGAATGATGCCTCCCAAGAGTAAAAATATTCCATACGCCACACACGAGGGTATCTTGAAGATAGGCGATATTGAGATTAAGGTGTACGTCCTAAATGATGGTAGGCGAGTGATAGACGCTGAAACCATATTCAGTACGAATTCAATAGAAACAGTATAGGAGGATGTATGAAAAGATATTGTAATCACTGCGGTATGGATGTTGAGTTTACAGAATATTCTGATAACTCTCATGCCGAGCTTTGGGGTAACTCTCATGCCGAGCTTTGGGGTAACTCTCATGCCGTGCTAAGGGA